CAGCCAAAGAACAAGCCCGCAAAATGGAAAAGTGTATCCACGATCAGTTGATGGATACCAACGCAGTAAGTGAATTTCGTAAAGCCATCTTTGAGTCGTCACTGTTTGGTACAGGCGTCATCAAAGGGCCGTTTAACTTTTACAAGCGTGTCCACAAGTGGACTACAAGCGAAGAAGGCGAACGAGAGTACACACCGTACGAAAGAACAGTGCCTCGCATTGAACACGTATCGGTATGGGACTTTCACCCTGATCCCTCTGCTACGTCTGTAGAAGATTGCGAGTACGTCATTGAACGGCACCGCATGAACAGACAACAGCTTCGTGGTCTTATCATGCGTCCACACTTTAACGCACAAGCCGTAGAAGAGTGCCTTGCAAAAGGACCAAACTACGAAGATAAATACTACGAAGACACTATCCGCGAAGATGAAACAGAACCACACATTTCGGAAAACCGATACGAAGTCCTAGAATATTGGGGTGTCCTTGATTCTAAGTTTGCAAAAGAAGTAGGCTTTGAAGGCGCAAACGAAATGTCAGAGTTTGACCAAATGCAGGTCAACGTGTGGGTGTGTGGTACAATGGTGCTACGTTGTGTAGTCAACCCGTTTACTCCGGCACGTATTCCTTACCAGTCGTTCCCATTTGAAATCAATCCCTATCAGATTTGGGGTGTGGGTGTTGCTGAAAACATGGAAGACGCACAGATGCTAATGAACGGTCACGTCCGTATGGCAATCGACAACTTAGCCCTAGCTGGTAACCTTGTCTTTGATGTGGACGAAGCGTCACTGGTTCCCGGACAGAACATGGACATCTTTCCCGGCAAAATCTTTCGTAGACAGTCAGGTGTGACGGGTACAGCCATCAACGGACTAAAGTTTCCTAACACAGCGGGCGAAAACATACAGATGTACCAAATTAGTCGGCAACTAGCTGACGAAGAAACGGGCATACCGTCGATTACACACGGTCAGACAGGGGTTACGGGTACGGGACGTACCGCAGCAGGTCTATCGATGCTAATGGGGTCTGCTGGGCTTTCTATGAAGACTGTGATTAAGAATATTGACGATCATCTGCTAAAACCAATTGGAGAAGCGTTTTTCCAGTGGAATATGCAGTTTGGTGAAAACGTAGAAGACATTACAGGCGACTTGGAGATTAAACCACGCGGTGTAGCTGCGGTAATGCAAAAAGAAGTACGCACACAGCGTCTTACCTCGTTGCTACAAACTGTAGCTAACCCAATGCTTGCCCCGTTTGTAAAGATACCCAATCTTATGCGTGAACTAGCTATATCACAGGACATTGATCCTGATAGCTTAGTTAACGATCAAAACGAAGCGCAAGTGTACGCACAGATGTTACAAGGAATGATGCAAAATGCTCAACAAGGACCAAGCCCGGATGCTGGCCCCGATGCTCAACAGCAAGGAATGGGACCCGTTCAAGGAGTACCTAGTCAACCTCAAGGAGTTGACGATTCGGGGCGTGGTAACGGCACAATCGGAGTCGGAACTGCGCCAAGCGCAGGGGAAGCTGGCTTTACTGGAAATGCTCCTGAAACTCAAGGATAGCTACGAGGCAGTCGTAAAGACTGAAAATTAATTTTATGGGCATTGAAACACCTAAACAAAAACAAAAGAAACAGATTGAAGCAGATAACAAGCAGCGTGAGAGAATACGTAAGCGTGTAGCTTCTTCAAAAGACTCCGAAGGTATCGTTCGTTCCCTATACAATAAAATACCCACTAATGTAAGACTGCTTGTAGAAAATCTTACAGGTGTAGACCGCCCAATTACAGCCGCTGATTTTACTGAAGATGAATTGGTAGAAATGGTTTTTTTAGCTGAAAAAACAAAACAAGCCAACAAAAAAAGAGAAGACGTATTACAAGGTGTTTTGTCAAATGAAGCTTACCTAGCTAGGACGTATGAAGACTATACACCAGATACAGAAACTAAAGAACAGATACAAAAGATTTTATCTTCTTTTAAAAAAACTAGGGACAAAACTTCTGTAAATCCTTATAATACTATATCAGTAGATAAAGGATTTTTAGACTCTGCTTACAGTTCATTTACTGACCCTAGATACGTTGTAGCAACTAGCTTGGGCAAGTACAACGCTTTTGATGTAGATAATAAAATTGCTAAAATTAGAGACACGTATAACTTTAATGCAAAAGAACGAAACGTACCAACAGATTTTAAAAACGTACTTGCACGTTCACTAGCTAGTCCAGAGTTAGCAGGGGAATACTTAGCTAACTATTTGGGTACAAAAGACAGGGACGTAAATATAGACCTTCCACTACAGATGAGTGCAGGTGGTATGATAGATTCCAATAAAAAACTAAACTTAGCAGAGGGTGGCATGGCTACGTATCTTACTAGATCAGACGAAATTACACCTGAACAATATCAAGAGTCGCCTATTGACTTTTACAACATGCCCAAAATTGAGGCAGAAGTAATAGACACGGATGATGATGACGATGAAGACGAAAAGCCTCCGGTAGTAGCCAACGTACTTACCCCTGTAACAACGAGTGGCGACGAAACTCCCCAAACAAACATTTTTACTCAAACAACGTTTTCTGGTCGTCCCGCCTATGACATAAAAACCATAGACTACAACGACTTTATAAAAAACTTTGACCAGATGGATGATGTTAAAACCCAAAAAGGTATAGATAGAGTTAAATCTGGTTTTAGTGACTTTTTAAGCCAAACAATATCCGATCCCGGTAAGTTGATAGGTAGTACAGCATTTTCAGCTATGGGTAATCCTGTGATGGCACCAGTTATGCACTTTGCAGGGAGTTTAAACAGAAAACAACAACTAGATACTGCCAGAGCAATGCAAAGGAGTGCTACGCCCTTTGAAGGTAACAAACAAATAGCATCACAAGCAAGTTTTGCTGGTAACATGATGTCAGTAAACGGACAAGTTGTTCACCGTTCACCCGGCAAACGATCATACAACGGCACACTTCCTGATATACCAGATGCAGGACGAACTCTTTATAGACAAGAAGAAATTACTAAGGGATACATTCCCGGTACAATGTTTGAAACTGAGTCGGATGGACCTGATGGTAACCCTAGTGGAAGCTTTGTAACATCCGGCAAATATGGACTACTAGACGAGGCTACGGCAAAAAAAATTGGCGGTAACTACGATGCGTACGGCAACTTTCACACAGCGTATGGCTCTGCGGGAGGTGGTACAATGAAAGCAGCAAAAGCGTTAGCTGCACAGTATGGTGTACCAGAAAGTAGTGTAGGGGCTATGATAAAAGCTATCAACAATGGCACGTACAGCAAGGGATTTTTTGGTACAACAAGAAGTGTTAAAGCCATGGATTATTCTAACGACAGAATGATAGCCGTTGACATAATAAAAAGTTTTAGTACAAAAGCGGTACAAAGGCGAGAAGCAGACGAGCAAAAACAACAAGATGTGATGGACGCAGCACAACAACGCAGTAGAGATGAAATTGATCGTTTAAAATCAACTTCAGAGTTGCAACGTCTTGCAAACGAAATAATAGATCGTGGTGATTCCGATCACGACAGCGGAGGCGGCGGCGGCACTATTAGTGATTTTGATACAGGTCTTAGCCACGCTCTTGGTGGTCGGGTCGGTTACGCACCCGGCGGTCCAGTACAACAGGGTAGCCCCGCAGGTTTCGTAGAGCGTCCCCCGTCACAAGTGTCAGAGGCTGCAACAGTGGCTGACGACAAGCCTATGTCTGTTAGTGAAGGTACGTTTGTTATTAACGCAGCAGCAGTAGAGTTTGCGGGCGAAGAAGACATAGCAGACATGCTTAAAAAGGCGTACGTAAAAGCAGGTAAAAAAGACATGGGTGGCCCGTCTACCCAAGAGATTGACATAGCTGTATCTCGCGGCGAAGTCATTGTCCCTGCCCACATTGCTAAGATCATTGGCTATGACCGCCTAGAAAAGATTAACAATCGCGGCAAAGCTGAAACATCTAAGCGCATTGAAGAAAACGGGCAGCAGCCCGCAGGTGCAGCAGGGGGTGGGTTCCTCACTAGAAAAAAGTTAGCTAATGGCGGCGAAGCAGACGACTACGAAGATAAAATTGTAATTGACGAAGTTCGTCGTAAGATGGATGTTTTAATGGACGAAGTAGCTGCACGAGATGATCCTGTAGAAGTGTTATCTAATTACTTTGAGTCTGGATCAGCACAAAAAGAATACGACGACGCACAAGCAGAAAAAAATCAAAGGGTACCAATAGGCGGAACGTTTTATAAGGCTACTGCTGGCGAATACAACAGAGTAAGCGTACCAAAAACTCCGACTCTTTTTAATTTGTTTGTTATGGCAGAAGAAGTTGCACATCTAGATTCCCTTAAACCCGGCAACCCAAAAACAAGAAAAAATCCCTACTCTAAACCAGAGTACGATCTTTTAAAAGATTTTAACAACGTGACTGGGGGTTTATTTTCTGGTACCCGGGTTATGGGGCAAGACTACGATGCACACAAAACTTTTAATAAAGAAAGTAAATACTTAGAAGAAATGCGGGCTAAACAAATTGCATTTCAAACAGTGTTTGGGGGATTGGCTGAAAGACAAGTTAAAAATACAAAAGCAGGTAAAACCATTAAATATACTAAAGCTAGTTACCAAAAAATGTTTGCTGACTATATATCAGCCTTTGCTAGTCCAGTTGTTAAAGCTGCTTTCTTTGAAAAGTACCCCGATTTAAAAAGTGTGTACAGAGAAACCCCGGTAGATGACCAGCTAAAAGAACAATCAGATACTGAAAGTACTAGAGAACGTATACTTCTCGGGAAAGAGTTACAAAAAAAAGTTAAAAAAAATTCTAATACAAAATAATTCGTCAGCTACCCGCCTAGCGGCCCTGACATAACCGAAGCGGCTACCTACAAGCCAAAGTAGCCCCGCAATGAAGAGGTAACAAAATGGCAAAAGCAAGAGGCCACCGTGCCAACAAACCAAACGATTCATTTGGTGCAATAAACAACGAATCGTTATATCGTGGAAAACACCGTGATGCAGTCTACGTCGATGACGATGAAGAAGACCAAGCGGTAGAAGCAACAGAGGAGCAAGAAGCGGACCCCCAAGAGGCTACTCCGCAGGAAAGCACCAGCTTCGTAGAAAACAAAAAAGAAGAAACCCACGATTACAAGAAGCGTTATGACGATCTGAAAAAACATTACGATACTAAGGTAAATGAATTTAAAGGTGAAATCAGCAGCCTTCGTGAATCGCTAGAAAACAAAGAGGTAGAAATGCCAAGTAATGTAGCAGTTCCAAAGACTATGGAAGAACTAGAACAATTCAAAGCCCAATATCCTGAAGTGTTTGATGTCGTACAAACCGTTTCTTCGCTCCAAACAGAATCACAGGTTTCCCAACTCCGCGAGGAACTGGGTACAATCAAAGAGCGTGAAAAAGACTTAGAAAAGCAAAATGCTTACCAGCAGCTTGTTTCCCACCATCCCGATTTCGATGAAATTAAAGTGGATGAAAAGTTTCTTTCTTGGCTTGAAGATCAACCTAAATCGATTGCTGATGGTATCTACAAAAATAATACGGATGCTAAATGGGCGGCACGGGTCATAGACCTCTACAAAGCTGATAACAGTATATCAGCCCCGAAGAAAACCAAAAAGGCTTCTGCAGCAGATGCAGTCACCAAAACCGCGTCGCGGACAGTGACTACTAATAAAACAGAAGGTAGAATTTGGAAAGCTTCAGAAATCCGTACCCTTAAACCGTGGGAGTTTGAAAAGCTAGAAGCTGATCTTGACTTGGCACGGGACGAAGGCCGGATTGACATGAATAACTAGACTTAACCTCAAAACTATAATGGAAGGATTGAACAATGGCGTTCAGTACATCTTCTGGATATGGAAACTTACCATCCGGTAACTTTGCACCAGAAATCTTTAGCCAAAAAGTTCTCAAGTTTTTCCGTCGTGCTTCGGTTGTGGAAGATATTACTAACACCGACTACGCTGGCGAAATCGAAAACTTTGGCGACACAGTCAAAATCATTAAGGAGCCTACTGTATCAGTAGCCGCGTATCAACGTGGTTCTGTGGTAAATCCGCAAGACTTGGCTGATGACCAAATCTCTATGGTTGTTGACAATGCAAACGCTTTTGCGTTTAAAATTGACGACATCGAAGAGCGTCACTCGCACGTAAACTTTGAAGCACTTGCCACCTCTTCTGGTGCGTTTGCTCTAAAGCGTAAGTACGATGCTGCCGTTCTGCAACATATCTCTGATGCCGCTGGTATTGCAGCGTCTGCCGTTTCTGGTACGACTCTGACAACTACTGCTGCAGCAGGTACATTAGGAACAGCTAATGCTCCTATCAACGTTGAAACAAACGACAACGGCATCAACATGATGCTGGCTATGGCTCGTTTGCTTGACGATGAGTCTGTGCCTGAAGAAAACCGCTGGTTTGTAGCACCTCCAATCTTCTACGAGAAGATGTTCCAAGCTGGCAACAAAATCGCCGAAGTCCAAGTGACTGGTGATGCTTCATCTCCGCTGCGTAATGGCCTTGCCATCAACGGTACCTTTGCTGGTTTCCGCTGTTACAAGTCTACTGCACTAAACAGCACAGGTGGAACTGACCAGTTAACACTGACTGACGCTTCTGCTACTCTTGCAACAGATGGCTCTGAGAACGTTGTTCTTGCTGGTCACATGTCTGCTGTAGCCACTGCTTCGCATATTGCTAAGACCGAAGTGGTTCGTTCAACTGAGTCATTCTCTGATGTCATTCGTGGACTTCACGTTTTTGGTCGCAAGGTATTGCGTCAAGAAGCTGTTGTTCGTGGCGTCATTGACTTCGCGTAAGGGAGACATATAAATGGCTACTTTTGACCATACCATCACTGGTGGTGGAACTGTAGGACATCCCGCACATGCGATTCGTCCTTACATCATGCAGTCAAAAATCTTTGACGCTGCAGATGACAACCTTACAGCTAATGATGTCATCAAGGTGATTGACCTTCCAGACAACTCCATCGTTCTTGGTGGTTGCTTGGACGTTCTTGAAGCTGGTGGTTCTAGTGTGACTTTTGACGTTGGTATCAGCACCGACATTGATGCCTTCTGTGATGGTGTCGATGGTAACGCTGATGCTATCTACAACTTTCACCCTACAGCAGCAGGTATTAACACAGTAATTGCAACAGACGCTATCCAAGTTAAAATCTTGGGTGCCGACTCTGCTGTAGTTCGCTTCCGTGTTATTGCTTTGATTGCTGACATTGGTGACCCAACTGCAATGGTCCAGACTGCTGCAGTCCAGACTGGCGTATAACATTAATCAAGGGGGCAGGGCAACTTGCCCTCTTGACTCTTTATTTATTTCGTGATATATATGCCCATCCCTTCAGGGGTAAACTACACAGGAGATGGCAATGAATTATATCACAAGCAATATTCCATATTTTAAAGCTTGGGTACGAAGAGAATACACAACCAACTTTGACCGCTATCATGGTGAATTTTTACACGCAATGGTGATAGCAGTAACTACTTTACCCATGAAGACACTTTCTTTTCAAGTATTGTTTACAGGGTGTGAAGACGAAGAAAACAATGTACACGGTGGTGCTATGTGGGCAAGGATGCCCTTGACTGCACTGGTAGGTGATACACCCCTAGAGGAATGGCCTACACCTATACCAACACATTTTGCCCAACCGTGGGACTGTCAATCGCACCATCATTCGGTATTTGTTTTAAACAGGGCAACTCCCTGCCCGTGGTTGGCTAAGATAGACGGAGAATTCTTTCCTGCTAAGTATTACTTTACTGTAGACTACACAGACAGCGAAGTAGCAGACGACCCAGCCCAACACAAACAAAGTCATGTGTTAGAACTAATGGATGCTGGTGAATGGACAGGTAACATAGTTGCACTGCCAAATAATAGAGTAAGGGTAACTAACCCTGCTTGGTTTGTAACGGGCGATGGCCCACCGGATTTCACTCCTAGTCAGTGGGTCCATCATTCTAAACAAGACCCGAACTATGTAGAAGATACAGCACGGGTATTTGATAACCTTTATTCGGAGAAATAAAATGGCATTAAAAAAAGAAAAAGGCGAACGCACTATTCTTACAGTAAGAGATGGTAAAATCGTTAACAGCGGAAAAATAAAACTTCCTGATGGCACATTTAGAGTGGTACCTGAAGCCGGAATTAAAAGAGTTGGTAAAGCATCTGGGGGCAAAGTTGCGTCAAAGAAGATGGCAGCAGGTGGCAAAGCTAAAAAGAAAAGTAAGGGCATGGCTCGTGGTGGTAAAACATCAATGAAATCTAAGGGCATGGCTCGTGGCGGCAAGATGAAATCAAAGGGTATGAAGCGTGGCGGCAAGATGATGAAGTCTAAGGGCATGGCTCGTGGTGGCAAGGCTAAACGCTAATGGCACGTCGTGGACTATATGCCAACATAGCAGCTAAGAAGCGTCGTATCAAAGCGGGTAGCGGAGAAAAGATGCGTACTGCCGGAAGTAAAGGTGCGCCTAAAGCAGCTAACTTCCGTCGTGCTAAACAGACTGCAAGGAAAAAATAACATGGCTAAGAAAGCACCACCTAAACCTAAGAAGAAGTCGAGCAGCCCAAAGCCCAAGAATCCTGCGTTGTACTCTCGCGTCAAGGCTGCAGCAAAAAAGAAATTTGATGTTTACCCTTCGGCATACGCAAATGCTTGGCTTGTTAGAGAGTACAAGAAGCGTGGTGGGACGTACGCCTAATGGCTAAACCAAAAGGCGGCTTAACCAAATGGTTCAAAGAAGACTGGCGGGATGTAAAGACTGGCAAGAAGTGCGGTCGCTCTGGTTCAGAGAAAAAGAAACGTCCCTATCCAGCCTGTAGACCTGCCAAAGTTGCCAAACGCATCACTAAAAAAGAAGCAGCAAAGAAAACTGGACCACGCGCAGTAAAGTGGTCTGTTACAGCTTCAGGAAAACGAAGGAAGAAAAGTGGCACCAAGAAAGCCTGACAATATGCCAGCCCGCAACAAGAAGAACTACCGTTCTACTAAGTCGGGTGCTGGAATGACCAAAGCTGGTGTAGCTTC